TGTATTGTAAACAGTAGCGGGCAGCCTGGACAAAGCACAGTAGGTCTTGTTGCTAATGCTAATGGTGGCGGTCCAAGTGCAACAGGAGGAACAACTTCTGGTACTGCTGGTGGCTATAATTCTACAATGAGCGTATCAAACCCATCAGGAGGAGCTCCATCATCCCCTACTATTGTAAGTTCAGCTCCTGGTACTCCAACAGTAACTACATCTAGTTCAACTGGAACACCTACAACTACTACTGTTACAAATACTAGTTCAGTTACCTCTACTGATGCAAATGGCAATCAAGTTGTGACAACTTATTATACTGTTACAACCACTACATCAACACCTACAACTACAACAACCACAACTACACCTGTTACTGTAAACACATATAGTAATGGTTCAACTCAGACTGTAAACGGAACACCTGTTACAACTACTACAACTACTAGTTCAGACGTAGTGTCAACTACACAGCCTGCCTTACAGAGTGTAGCTACTACTGTAAATGTTCCAACTACAAATACTGTAAGCGGTACAGCAGTAACAACTACTGCAACTACTAACCTACCTTCTTCTTCAATTGATCTTGTATCATTTAGTAAGACACAAGGTGGAAATACAGTTACGGTAAACAAAAATACTACTACGATTACAGATAATCCATATACTGTAACTACTACTGTTACTACACCTTTAACAACAACTACAACTGTTACACCTACAACTACTACTGTAGATGCTAACGGAAACGTTTTAGGCGTTACATATGGTACTCCAACATCAACAGATAATACTGTATATCAAATTGTTTCATCAGACCAGACATTTGATTCTTATACATCTACATCTGTGGATCAAAAGAAAGAAGTTAACGTAGGTGGAACACAAGCAGCTATTAATTATAACATTGTTAATCCTTTTATCATTGATCCATTAACTACGCCAGATGGCTCATGGGCTAATGCAGGTGGATCTTTGAGTACTAATGTTGGTGTAAGCAGTCTTGACTTTGGATACCAAACATCCAAAGGAACTATCACAGCTGGTATTGCTGGCCGTGCTGGTCAAATGGCAAGTCAAAATCTACAAAGCTCTACTGTAAGCGGCAACTCATATGGTGCTACTGCTTATGTTCTTAACAGATTAGATCCAGTATGGGTTAAGGGTTCTATTGGCTATGCTATTACTGACTTGACAACAAAGAATACCATCCCTGAGTTTGGATTATCATATACTCAAAACTCAGAACAAAAAGTTGCTTATGGTGATTTGACTCTATACTCAGCAAAAACATTTGCCGGTTGGAGACCATTTGCAGGTGCAACTATTATTAACAGTGATGTTGGTTCTATTGTAGAATCAGGTTCATTGCTTCTATCGAATAATCTTGCTCCTAGCAATAAAACTTATACAATGCCTTATGCAGGAGCTCGTTACGACGTCAATGAAAATGTTTCGTTGGAAGGTAGAGTAACTAACACTGAACAATATGGCGCTGTTGCAGGTGCAAGACTTGTTGCGAGAAAGAACCTTACTGATAAAGTATCAATTAATATTTCAGCAGGATATGATCACGGAAATAACTATGACAATGCCAGCATAATGGCAGGACTTGTAATTAAGTTCTAATAAAAGAAAGGGGGCGAAAGCCCCCTTTTATATTTCTATATAATTTTTAAAAGATTTAAAATTCTCTTGCTGCACGGTCTTAATTTTATCGCCGTCTTTATGCAATTTAAGTTTTGAAAAATGCTTAATCTTACCATCATAAATCTTTTTAATTGGCTCATTATCTACTAATTGAGCATCAATCATTTCACGATCAAAATTTAATTCCATTTTAGTTTGAATTGGGCGAATATATACCATAGCTTTAGCTGGTTCAAATGCCCATTGAAAAATAGTACGCATCTGTCTAGGCTTATTTTCAACTCTAAACTGATTATATTGTAGATCAGGAGTCATTCTACGGGCTATTGCATCCATCATTTCAATAGCAGTTTTGCACTTTCGAGTAGCATGTTCCGCTTGCATCATTCTCATTCTACTAGACTTAGCCCAAATATCCTGTTGCTCATTATAGCCTTTTTGAAATCCTGCCCAAGGAAGATCTACACCATGATTAGTACGAACAACATGTTCAGATGTAGGAACTATTCTGATAGTACTCTTATATTCGCCTTTACCGTTTTCTGTCTTAGCAGCTTCTACAAGAACTAACTTCTTAGGTGTAGCGCAGAAAATAAATCCTGTCATTTTTTTACTAATAAGGAATTTAGCGGCTGCCATAGGATCTGTCATGTGAAGAGCCTTAAATATATGCTCACCGTCTTTATCGTTAGATTCACCTAGTAAAGATGGGGTAAGACTAGTAGTTATAATAGTTAAACCTTTATAACTCATGCCTTCTTGATACTTGGTATCATGATCGTAAAGGGTGAATATTTCGCCTACTGCTTTATCATTTTTATCTTGAAATGATACTTCAGAAACATAATCTTGATCACGATTCTTTGCTAGAATCCAACCTTCACCTTCTATATGTTTTGCTACTATAATACACATGTGTTACTCCTCATGAGTATTTATAATGGTGCCCCACCTCCGATTCGAACGGAGAACCTCTTGCTTCTAAGGCAAGCACCTCTAACCAGTTGGGCTAGTGGGGCAATAAATTAGTATACTCGGTTATACTTCTTATATGGATATTCGTATGCTTCAGGGCTGTTGCTTCGAATTTTTTTATAAAGTGATAATGAATGTCTATTCTTTTGAATATTTTCTGCACCACAAACTAGATGAACATTGCCAGGTACATAACCCTCTGATGAATCAATCCTATCAATAGAACAGTTAGTAGGAACACGTTTCTTTTTATTACCTGACTTAATAAATGTTAATTCACGGTTAGTGATTGCACATTTACCTTTCTGTTCAAAATATTTAACTACGAGATAGTATTCATCAATCTCAATGTTCTTTGGTTTATCACGATGGCTTGCAACGTTAAGTTTGTTACGGAAAAACTTCTTTAATCCACGAATATCGATATCTTGCATTGTATAACTCCTATATGTGACGATGTATGACGTTGTATTAAACTGGTGGACTCGCGGAGAATCAAACTCCGGCCTTCGCGGTGCAAACGCGACGTGCTATCACTATCACTACGAGCCCATAAAGTAAGTGGCAGATTCTGAGTTTCTCTTACGTGTGTTTCTTCTCAGCAAAAACACAACCACTTATTCTAGATCAACAGGAACGAGTATGCATCCTCTTTACAGTGCACGGGTTCCTAAGGTTATGAGGAACGACCTCCCCGACCTCGTAATAGGAGCGACCTATTACATGCATAAGCTCTACACTGCCTGTTGAATATTGGAGCGGGCGAAGGGAATCGAACCCTCGACCAACAGTTTGGAAGACTGTGACTCTACCACTGAGTTACACCCGCTTATTATTAAATCCTGGATTTTTCAAATGTTTTTCTTTCATGATTTGACTCATCCTGGATTTATATTCTTCTGTAGGTTTATAATTAGTTTTACCTTTTCGATACTCAGAAATTTTCTTTTTAGTTTCTTCTGAATGTTTTTTACCTTTAAACTTTGGAATATCCATATTGTTTATATAAGAGAAGCCACCATTACCACCTTCACATAAATTATATGTTTTTTCAGATATTACTACAAGTTCTTTTTCTTTATTATTCATTTCTTCTTCTGTTTTAAATATAAAAAGTATTTCTTTTGTAAAATTTTCAATACCATTTTTTTCTATTGATTGCAACAAAAGCTTACCTGAACCCATATAACCATCATTTAAATTTTTGGTTTTATGTTTGCCAATATAATATTTCCCATTAATTAAATTGGTAATTTTATAGATTGTATAAAACATGATAGGACCTCCTACCATTATTTATAATAACATGAAGGCTGGGGCACAACCCATATACCATATCCGCAATTAGTTATTACATTTGTATTCGTAGATCTCTTACACGGTTCTCAAGAACACTAACAGCAGTTCTTAAATGTCCTGTATCATGATCTTGAAATTGACTCTTGAGATATTCAATTTCTTGTTGAAGAACCTTGACATAAGTCCAGGAATCAATCGTATCTTTTTGAATAACACGATCGAGTTTAGTCTGGAAATATTCTACATCTTCTGGTGACATCAATGTCATAATATACTCCTATCATGCTATCTTTTGTTGATTATATAAAATTTCTTTCAATCGGTCAGCGCAGTAAGATGCAGCAAAAGCGTTTGGCTTAACCAAAGGCACGACATTACACATTCCACGAATATATCCTGTGGCTTCATTGATAACACAAGAACTACCGTGATGCTCATCTGGATTAATGTCAAGATGTACTTCAACATGACGATCCTCCAATACCTCTGAAAGTTTCATATATAATTCTGCAATTTTATATACTTCGTTCATAAGACGCATACGAGGTTTGTCTTTTTGTTGATCGAAGTCTCTTTCACGGATAACTTCACCAAAGATTTTACAACCACGATTGCCGCCATAGTGAACTACTACTGCGAGAGTATAATCAGCATGCCAGACATTGTCTATTAGAAATCGTTCAGAGTCCCCGCCAATGTAAATTTTGGTATCAGGTGATTGAGCATTGATGAACTCAGCTACTTGATCGATGTTCATTTGTTGTCTGATCATTTTTATACTCCATTAAAAATTGGAGCGGACGATGGGATTTGAACCCACGACATTTTGCTTGGCAAGCAAAAGCTCTACCCCTGAGCTACATCCGCATTTTTGGTGGGCGGTGTAGGGATCGAACCTACGACCTTCGGCGTGTAAAACCACTGCTCTTCCGCTGAGCTAACCGCCCTTATTGTATATACTTATTTTAAAAGATCCACTATATTAATATCTCCCCATAACCATTTACATAAAAGAATAAACCATAAAATTTTAATTATAAAATCAAATATTCTATCTATTCTTTTAAAAGTTTATAAGCAGTTATTTTCATTATGTACCTTGATGGAGGATCCTGAGGGACTCAAACCCCCAACCTTCTCGTTCGTAGCGATGTGCTCTATTCAGTTGAGCTAAGGATCCAAAGTGGTGCTTAGAGACAGGATCGAACTGCCCACACCTGGTACTTCAGACCAGTGCTTTACCAACTGAGCTATCTAAGCCTATCTTCTCATTAACTCCGTAGTAAAGTCAACAAGTAATTTTTTATTTTGTTCGTTTCCTTCCCAGACTTTTCTCATCCAAGAATAAGGTTCATACCAATCTTTATCTGCTTCCGGATGGGCGCCTATCAGGCCGATCCGTCCTTGATAGCCTGCCATAACATCACCGTTGCTGTAAGTAGCAACAGTATCAAACCTACCGGAACCCACAATAGAACATCCATCATACCAGAACATCCTTTCTTTATTACCATTCCAAGTTACATCAATTTGTTTTGCATGAGGTCTTCTTGTATCTGTATTGGGTCTTTTAAGATACTGAACACAATCTCTATCTTTTAAAAGATTTAGATAATGCTTGCCTGCCCAATATGCACCCATACAAATACCAAGATAAGCTACTTTATCATTAAGAACTTTATCTCTGATAGTCTTTGTATGATGTTTCATGACACTTTTAAATGTCTCAGCATCACCAAAGCCACCAGGTATAATTATGAGATCAACATCATCAAAAAATGTATCAGGAAGCTGATGCTTAGTAAATATTTTAAATTTAAATTTAGAATCTAAAGCATCAGTTATACAATTAACGCCCGCCACAGAGCATCTCGGATGGTCTACAAAGATGGCAGCTTTTTTAATCATACACATCCCATAAAAAATTGGCACCAGTGTAGGGAGTCGAACCCTAGCCCGCGGTTTTGGAGACCGCTGTGCTACCGTAACACTTCACTGATAATATTAATGCTTGTTTAAAAAAGGAATAAAATTAATTAATTTTTTAACAAATAAAATTTCTTGTTGTACTTTCTTAGATGAGTATACAGTAGCAAATGTTTCTTTTCCATGCTGTACGTCTTGTTTTACTAGAGTTTCAACTTGTACAACTTCCTTTTTTAAATTATCATGAAGTGATGCTACCTGATTGTGTACCTTATCTACAAGAGCAAGTAATTCATTATGTCTTGCAACTTCAGAAGTAAGATAAGATAGCATTCCATCTGCATGGTTAACAAAATCCAAATGCTGTGTAGGAATTGTTGGTTGTTGAGTAGGAGCTGGCTCATTATTAACAGTAGTAGTAATTGTTGAAGAAGTAATATCTGTCATATTATATTCCTTTTAAAGGGTTGATGATGTCTTTATTTATATGGCGACCGATACCAGGCTCGAACTGGCGACCTCTAGCGTGACAGGCTAGCGCTCTAACCAACTGAGCTAATCGGCCTTATTTTTTATACATTTGAAAGCAAATAATATTAGTTGTTAAAACCCATCTAGGCTCATCTGTTTGACTTTCTTCTACACAATGGGGAAGCCATCCTGGAAATATTAGAGTATCTCCTGTCTCTATTTCTACTGGACACCATCCATGAGCATAATCTTGTTTATGAGGATAACCTCTAAAAAATTGCTCACATGGATCTTCAAATAATATTCTTCCGCAATGAGGAGGAGCAGAAATATAATGTGATACTGCAGCTGCAGCAAATGCATGATGATGTTGTAATGTCATATCACCACGATAGTGATTATTAACCCAGGTTTCACCTATGACGTATTGAATATCAGGATCAAATTCCCATTCTTCTATCATTACTTTTTTAGCATTAGGAAGTAGCCAGTCAAAATAAGATTTAAAATGAGGATGCTCATGAGGAGTCTGTTTAGTAAATCTACTTGACTTAGCATGAGGTCCTACTTCCAAAGGAATTTGAAAAGAAGGAGCATTATCTATAAATTGTTGACATATAGGAATAGTATCTTCTGGATAAAGACCATCATATTTAAATTTATGAACAAGTTCTGGAAATAATCTCATTATTCAGATCCTATATATCTCAGAAAATGGAGGCTATTTTATTCATCTTAATTGCTCCACTATATTTGGAGGGACGAGTCGGACTCGAACCGACACCTTGAGGATTTGCAGTCCATTGCATTAGCCAATTTTGCTATCGTCCCAATTGGATGCGGTGGGTTGGATTTGAACCAACGATCTTCAGTTTATGAGACTGACGAGATGACCACTTCTCTACCCCGCAATAAAATTAACACATACCTCACCCATTGGTATGCTCACTGACATTTATGGGACTCTTTTAATTGAATCGAG